AACCACTGCGAGGCTAAAAAAAGTTTTTCCAGTACTAGACTCGCCAGCAATGGCAGTAATCTTATTCCCAGAAACACCGCCAAATATACTGCCTGACACAAGTCCATTAAAAATGTAAGAACCCGTGTCAACATAAGTTTCAGTTTCATCAATATCGGATGCAAGTTTGGTGTAGTCATCTCCGATTTCCTTTACAATCTCTTTCAAAAAATCCATTACAGCACAAAACCAAATTTTTCACGGACAATCTTTTTGTAAGATCCACCAGGATAATCCTCGCGAATCTCTTTAATAGTATTCAGTTTTTGATAAAGAGCAGCATCACCACCAAGTCGCAATGCGCTAACAATGGTGGCAAGTTCTTTATCGTTGATGGGCAATTCCATTAGGAGAAAAATAGTTCTAAGTTTACAGTTTTTTCCACATTCCAACCAATAGCATCAAGGATTGCTTTCAGAGGTTCTAAAAAACTCTTTTCAAATTGTAGATCATAGTCAACATATTTGTCAAGATTAAGTTCTCGTGGAAATTCTTGAATGAAGGATATAATGTTTTCGTGAATAATATTTGGTTTTTTAAGATAGCAGAACTTAATCTTTTCACCATTTTGAATGAGAGAATACTTGTTTGTAAGTTTATTCTCTTTAATATAATGATTGAACAGCAAAGCTCCGCGAACATGAATTGGAGTCCCTTTAATATAAATGCTAGATGAAGATTTATATTTTACAACATCAGAAGCAGATCTTGGAAAAGAAATCTGCTCTGGGGGCAACTTCTTAAACTCAACACGAGACTTATCAATAAAATCAATAACATCTTCCTCTGTGCCGACCATAATAAGTTTCAAGGCATCTTTAATCATTTTTCTGCATGGAGCAGGTGTAGATGATTTAACTGCCTCAATGCCCATCATTTTCAGTTTAGGTTCAGTATAGGCAACACCTTCACTATTCCATACATTGAGAATATATCGCTTCTTCGCAGTCCAGATTCCACGATCAGCAATATTCTCTCTCTTCATCTGCATCTTCTGGTCATATGCCGATACATACGCCGCCAAGTTGCTGTAGCACTTATCAATGTATGGTTCCAACCTGTCCTCACAGACACTATCAAGTAACTCCACAATCTTTGCTTTGTTGCCAGACTTATTAGCAAAAAATTTATCAACAAGAGGTCCAAGATTAAGATATATCGAATCAGTATCTGATGCGATAACATAATCGATGTCTTCCGTTTGTAACAGTTTATTTAGATAACCGTTCATCTTACTCTCAATCCAACGGATAGAGACTTGACCAGAAAGCGTAATCGCTTCCGCATTGGCCAATTTGTAATAACGGAAATACTGATTACCGATTGCACCATAAGCAGAGTTGAGTGAAATCTTCTTTGCCATCTGGATATTGTTGCAACGGGCAATTTCTTTTTCCAGTGCTTTAGTTGGAGTCTTTTCATAATCCTGCTTTGCCTTAAGCATCTTTTTCTTAAAGATTACACGGTCACCATACATCTTTTCCATGAGTTCTGGTAAAAACCCACGAAAATCTTTTCTGTACATTGCACCATTTGCACAGACCGCATTATCTTTATACAGTTCGAAACTTATTTCCTCATTAAGTATCTTATCAACTGTAACCGTTGGGTGTCGTTCCTCGAGTAAGGTTTCGGGGGAAATATTATACTGCATAATAAGATGAGGATACAAACTATTGAGGTCAAAGCTAACCACCCAATCATACTTTCCAGGAATCGGTTCCTTGACATACGCTCCCGCATATTTTTCGTTTTTATCAGAACGAATTTTAGGTGGAATAACGATATCTCTTTTCTTGAGATAGTTGTAGATAATATTGTCCCACATACGGACCTGATAGAACACATCAACATAGTTAACTTTAGCATCATATGCCATAGTCAATGCAAGTTCAATCAGTTTCATCTTGTCTTCCAATCGGTCAACAAGTTCTACATCAACAATATTATATTCAATAAACTTCTGCCATCCTTTAGTATAGAAGTCCTTAAATGTATCAAACTCAGAGTGGTCCAGTTTCTTCTGACCCAACTCCACCTCAGCTATGTAGTCAAGTCGATATGATTCTTGTGCTTTATATGTGAATTTTTTGTATAGATCGAGATAGTCAAGTTGAGTAAGTCCACCAATATCAAAAGTAGTTTGCTTCCTCCCCTGAATAAAAACTTCGCCCTCAGTCACAAGACCCCAGTTGGAGAATCTCTTCATCAACTTCTCACCAAGCACTCTATTAAGACGCTTACAGATATATGGAATATCATATAACTGAATATTCCAACCGGTCACAATATCAGGAACATCAACCATCCAATAGTTGATAAAATTACTAAGCAGTTCATACTCACTATGACAATTATAGTATGTCACATTCTCTTGCTTATTGGCAAAAGGTTTAACTCCCCAAGTAGTAATCTTTTTTGTATTGTAATCTTGAATGGTGATGGCAAGAATCTCCTCTGATGCAGATTCTACATCAGGGAATCCTTGTTCAGAAGCAACCTCAATATCCAGAGTGACAAGTTTGATTTGACTAATGTCAAACTTAATTTCATCCTCCGGATACTTTTCAGATATGTATTGACAGATATATCGATCATTTCCATAGATCTCAAACCCATCAACATCATCGTATTTTTTGTAGAACTCACGACAATCCCTAACAGTACCAGGATGCACTTCTTCTACAGACTCTCCACTTAATGTCCTATACTTTGAGTCTTTCTTTGTTTTAACAAACAGTTTGGGGAAAAACTCATCCCGATGTTCATATCTTCTCCCATTTTCAACTCCCCTAACGAGAAACTGATTTCCAATCAACTGGACATTAGTGTAGAAACGCATTACTTATTGATCTTGATGTATTTTTCAAGTAGTGTTGGCATTGGATCGGCAAGAGTAATAATCTTGTCCGAATTAATCATAAAGACATCTTGCTGAGTATGATCTAACATCCATGGAGCAAGATTACAATTCTCCCAGATCTCCATAGGATTGATAAGTTTGCAGTCGGGTTGACCAATGTCAGCACCAACTTCTTGAATCTCACTGATCAGTCTCTCGTTGTTTGTCAACAGAATCACTTTGATTATCTTTTCCATATTTTACAATGTCCTCAATGTACATTTCTTTTAGTTTAACAGTGGGTTCGACCATAGTCACTACCCAATCAGAAGGAACTGGAATTGTATCTTCTGCAGAAAGAGGGATCCAAGGAAACAAAGAGACCTCATATCCAGATTTTTGAGATGTACCATCTTGGAGTTCTGGGATCATCTTAGGATCCCTCATCCTAATGATACATGGTCGGTTGAGATAATATCCAACAACTCTTTGTTCATCCCCTTCTCCAAATACCATCTCCTTGACATTTGCAATCATGTCTTCACCTGATTTCAGGAGTAAAAGTTTGATAGTCATAAGTCAGTTTTTCTTCGATTTCATTTTAGCAACAAAAAAGAGGGGTGTCAACTGGATTTGGCCAGTTACCCCTCCGTCCGCGACGACGATATTCAATATTATTTATAGATAATCTTTACGCTTATGTGCTTCTGGAACTATTTTTCCAAGTTCAATATTTAGAAGCCCATCATCAAAAGTAACTGATCTAACTTCCGTGTCTTCACTGAGAGTCCAGGCTCGTGTAAAACTCCGTTGAGCCAGACCCTTGTGAACATATTTCGTTTCCGTTTCCTTATCTTCTTTCTGACCTTCGATAAAGAGTTTACCATCTTGTGTGTATACATAGACTTCTTTCTTCTTGAACCCGGCAAGTGCAATCTCCAACCGAGATGTAACATTATCTACTGAAACTAGATTGTATGGAGGATAACTAGAAGTTGTTTCATGAAGATCAAACACTCTATTGAGGTAATCATCCATACCAATACTATTCCTATGTATACGATCCAGCAACTGATTTATGTTGGCTGCATTAAACCTCATTAATTCTGACATTTGTACTTCTCCTTATAAAGCGAGATTTGATTGTGTGGACCCCGAAGGCATCCAATATATTTATAGCACAGAACATAAAAAAACGGGGTAGTGAACCCCGCACTTTTTATTCGGTTAGACCATATTGAAAAATTTATCTAATGTTCCATCACCTTTCCAATCTTCAAGTTCTTTATTCACATTTACCATAAATTTACTACCATGACATGGACACTCTACCTCTATTTCAAGATTTATTGGTAGAAAACTTTCTTTCGGCAGATTGTTTAAGAATGAACGTTCTAACCAAGCATGTCCCTGTTCAATTGTGTTTACATAATCTTCCTTAAAATCTTGAATCGATTCTCTCCATGTTCTTTTAATTTTTGCATTATCTGGATACCAAATATCAAAGTTATTGGAAATCATAATGGTTTCAATTACAACTTCAATAGGCACATTGAAATCTTTACTGTACTCTTTGACATAAATTTCGATGTTGTTTTTGTATTTGTTTCGGATGATGTTGCCTGTACCAACATCAATTCTAACCATCCTTCCATAAATTTGAAGTGGAATTAGAGTTCTAATTTCTTTTGGATCACGAAGACGACATACAACTTCAACATGAAAGTTGTGAACATTGATTCCTGATCTAGCACGGTTAACTACTATCACATATCGTAAAGGGTTTTCAGGGTCTTCAAGTCTCCTAATAAGTTCTTTAGAATCATTGCATCTAATTGTTTCTGAATTACCATTCAAGTCCCAAATACGAATGCCAGTTTCAGTCATAGTGGCAATCATTTTAGAGTCTGGATCTTCACCAGTTCCCATGAGATATTCTGATATCTCTTCACGAACATCATCGAGAGATGCACCCCATGTGCCTACTTTAGTTCCTGCTAGAAAAAGTCCTGTTTTTTTACATACAATATTTGAATCAAATTCTTGTAGTTGCGCTAATTTACTCTCAGTATCTCTAATTTTTTCAATACTATCACCAATATACTTTGAGATTGAATTTCTTCCAGAATGTTTTGCAAATGGATACTCAATAACATTCCCCAACCATGCTTGACTAGCAATCAATGATTTTTTTTCTGGCATTTCGTTGCAAATCCAGAATCTATCAGTCAAACTTTTGTCCCCTTCATGGTGCTTTGTCACAGTTGCAGTAAATCCAATAATTCTGGGATTTACTTTAGCCCATTCAAAGAAATTATCAACTGATTTAGCTTTATATTGACTGTGATACCCATAGGTAGTGACGTATGCTTCACCACCCTTATCACCACATCCAACGTATTGGTGTGCTTCTTCAATAACAACCACTGCTTTTGGTGCTAATTCAAGAATTCTATCAAAATACAGCGAAAAATAAGAGTGAGTTACAGAAACACAGGCAACAATATCGACTGTTCCTGTGAGATTTTCAAGATTTCTGACAGTTATTGGATCTAAATTATTGTGATATTGATAAAATATTCCATCCTTACTCAATGTTGCAACATCGAAAAAAGTTCCGTCATCTGCTACCTCAGTCGTAGGAGAGACTCTGATGATGTATTTCAGGTCTGGAAAAACATTCTTCAAGATGACTGGCATCTCTTTATCTTGGAAGTAACTTTTTCCTAATCCTGTTTGTCCTCTAACAATTTTGATTCTAGGATCATTCGCAAACTTATAATCTTCGACAGCTGCTATAAAAGCAGCAGATAAAAACTCATACGGCAATTTCATATTTTTAAGGTGATAAGGTGATAGAACGTAAATTATTCTGATGAAGAGTTTTACATCTTCATACAATACTAACTCCGAACCAGTTAATTCAAGTTTTACCTTGCTGATAATTTGTTAGTACACTATTTATATTTGTTTA